TAACATCTTACTTGATAAGTATATTCCTCTGTTACTTCTTTAAATCTCTTACCAATTTCTAGCTTACCACTATACTTAAAATAATTATCCAAATCTATAGTATTTTTTTTATATAACTTTTCTAGGTATAGTTTCTCCTTATACTCATCTATCATAGTAAACTCTTTGCCTTTTGCCACTCATCTATCTGTGCATCTAATTTAGAAGTTCCTGCTTTTTTTGGTTTATCCCACTTAGCAGAATTTTTCGCCCAACGATCCAGTCGCAACTTTACATCAAAGGTAGCTTGTTTCTGATACCTCATCTTAGCATTTGATCTATCAGAACTTTTTTCTGTCCAGTAATTAATAAAGTCTAATTTCATTTCTTTAGGATAATCAAAAAACATAACTAAATTTTCAAATTTTTCTTTTATAGATATATTATTACTTGTAGTATTAATACTTGTATTATTATACTTCAGCTTTTCGTGTATAGGGTTATCCATCTTTTTCAGTATACCTATACATCTTTTCGTGATTTGGTTATTTACATTACGTTCTATCTTTACAGTTATAAATCCGTAATTTTTTAAATCAGAAATCCAAGAACTAATTGTATTTTTATTTACTTTATATAACTCTGCAAAATATTTATTAGACGCAAAGCAGAATCCGTGCTTATTACTTAAAGCAGTTATCTCTCCGTATAAAAGTTTAGCATTTGGTTTCAAATCAGCATACCTTACGTTTGCAGGTATTATTGCATAATAGTTTGGTGTTTCGTTCATATTGTTATAATGTCGTATGAGTAATCATAATGTTTTAATGAGTTCTTAATTATATCAATATTATTTGAGAAATCCAAATAGGTAGTATTTACTAAGTATTTATACTTACCACATAATATTTTAATCTTAACTTGTGGTTTAGCTACAATCTTAACACCTGCATCTAATAAATGTCTAATCATTTGTTCTTTGTCTGCAAATACTATCTTTATCTTTTCTAGTTCATTATATGCTTTCCAAACTTTATTAAAAGTATCTCTATAAACTGGAAAACTTGCATAATTAGATTTGTGATACTTCATATAATGTATTACAGAAGTACGATCCTTATTAATTATATCTGCAATTATAGTAGGATGTATGTCTTTACTTATTCTACCTATTACAGTAGCTACCATTCTAGGTACTAATATCTCTTGCTTTCTAGTCTTATAAGCTAAAGAACCTTGTTGCAACCCTACTGTATGAGTAGTAAGGTCGCAAATGGTTTCAAATTTTTCTTTATCTGTCATATTAAAAAGGTAAGTCAGAATCAAACTTTTCTGCTATTTTATTAATTTTCTTTTGTGCAGGATTTAAACCCATTACCCAATCATAAAACATTTGAGCATTTTTAAGCACATCTTCAGGAGAACACTTGTTATCATAATCAACGGCAGCTTTTAGTGTTGATTGTTTAACAATAAGTTTCTGAACATCATCAGATTTTTGTGGACTTGATTGACTTTGATTATTCTTTTGATAATCTGTTACAATCTTAATACTTCCTTTGTCGTTAATGGTGTAAGATATATCTTGACCATTAGTTAATTTAGAATCATTTGACTTACGATATATTTTACCTACATCTCCGTTATCTAATTCTACTTCAAATACATATAGTTCTTTAAACATCCCTGAACCTTGTACGTTTACTACTTTACTGTTTTTCATATTTATTTATTTTATTATTAATAATTGATTATTGTTTTCTTTATATGCTTCTAACATATCATCTGTAAGATTTAAAGAATATGTACCAGTAATATTATCTACTGTATCATCTGCACATCTTTGTCTAACAGTTCCTACCATAACAACAGAATTTGTACCTCTTTTTATATCTGCAAATTTAGAAGATAATTTTTCTAATACAGAGTGAGTTCCTGTTGTTGCTATCCAACCTTTATAATAAACTAACTTAGCTTCTACCTTAGTATTATCATAGGTTAATAGTCTTTCTTGTCTTTCTATTTCGTGTTGCTTTTGCATCTCAACTAATTGTTCTTTAGTTGGTGGTGTAGGTGTAGGTATTCTATCCATTATATTTTATCTAATAAAGCACCCAACATTAATAAACCGATTGAGCAAATACTTACAATTATAAAAGCTATTGTATTTTTTAATATCTTTTTATAGGTATTTTTTTTATTTCTATTAATTCGTTGTTGTTTTTCTAATATCATAATTATTTGCAAATTTTAGTTAAAAAATAATCTTCAATTACATCACTTAATTCAAATTTTAAAGATTCATTTAATCTTTTACCTTCTAACTTAGGTAATCCCCCATTAAAATTACATTGATATATATTGTTATTATATTGAATTTTATAGTTAGTATAAAATGCAAAAGTTTTGTGTGATAATATTTTAAAGTTGTTCATTAGTTTTTGTTTTTGTTATTAATTATAATGCAAATATACAATTAATTAACTTGCTAATTAACAAAGTAATTAAATAAGTTATTAACAATTAGAATGTTAATATATGTAAGGTGTTGATTATAAGGGCATTAAAAGGTTTAATGGAGTTTGTCCATTATTGAGAATAACTGCACAACCTACGGCAGGTCGCTTTCCATATTTAGCATAAGCCATAGCATAGGACTTGTAATTTATACCACAACCTACCTGTGTACCAAATACTCTAAAATTCTTTCCAACATAGTGTTCTGTGTAGCATTGTGTGTGTAGATGTCCTTGAACAGTATTCATCATATCTGCTTTACACTTTGTTCTTGCAGTACCTCCCTCTCCGTGTATATACTGAACTCCATTAAGTTCGTATCTTTCTACAAAGTTCCAGTTAGGAACTTCTAATACTTCTTTATAAGACTTGATCCATTTACTTGGTATTGCACTTGTTTGTGCCTTTCTCATTATAATTCTGTCGTGGTTTCCTATTATGACTGTTGCTTTAGGAAAAGCATCATACCACCTAGATATTCTCTTAATAGCTAATTCTAGCTCATCTAAGCCACCCATACCATCTGCTGATGTTTCGTGATAGGAGGAGTAGTGATTGTCTATTATATCGCCTATAAACACTATCTCCGTGCAATTATAGGTGTGGTATTGTTCTATACACCAATCAAGATACGAGTCAAGACAAAAAGGTTCGTGCAAATCTCCTATGACTAATACGTTACTGACTTCTTGCTCTCGCAGTTTTTGAATGACTTGTATCTCGTGTGGTTTTAATCTGTATCTATTACTTCTTTCCACTATCTGCTAAACCTTGTGCGCCTGTTAATCCTACTAAAGCCCAAAACATTTCGCTAACGTGAACCTCATCTACATCTAAACTTCTAGCTATAAATGGTACAATGATTGCAGCTATTGTAAACCACACTTTCTTAGACTTTAAAATTGTTAAGATTAAATAATTTTTCATTTTTATTGTTTTAAATTAATAATTATATGTCCAAATGACATTTTCATCTTTACTCCTATCCATATCAACGTGTATAAATCCTTTATTAAAAGCTATACCCAATCTGTTGAATCCAACTTCTAAAAGTGAATTTATGATTAAAAACCTTTCTCTTGAACCCTTAGGTAAAAAGATATCAACAGCCAATCCTTTACAATGACTTGATCCTACTCTACCTCCTACCTTTAAATTGTGTTCTTTTGTTCTGTAACCACTTAGTATTTTAAATGGTACTCCTGCTCTATCTCTCGCTTTGTCAAGCAATTTTAAGAATACTTTATCCATATTATTACCACTATCCTTTAAATCAGGACTGTCAAATTCAGATATTTTAAAATACTTCAAAATTTATATATTAAATATTGCGTAGATTTTTACCCCTTTGATTTCTTTGATTAATTTCTTGTTAGTCTTTTTTACTTCTTCTAACTTTTGATAACGAGGATTTGTACTATTTAGTTTTCTTTTTTTCATTGTACTTCTTTTTTTGACTATACCACTTGTCTATAGTATAAGCTATTGATACCAATAGCAGAATAATCTTTAATGCTAATTCTATATTAGAAAATGTTGTTACACTTAGGACTGTTCCGTTTACTGCTGCAACCTCTAGTGTGTCCTGTACTGTTTTTTGTATTGGCATTTTTTAAATATGATTTTAATTTTGTCTTATTAACTTCTTTTACTTTATATCTTTTTTTCATTATGTTAGATCAGGAGTTAAGAAATCTCTTAATGTTATCTTATTACCTTGTCCTTGTGGTCTTTCTAAATTCATTCCTAAATAAGAAAAACCTGAGCCATCTGGATTTACATCTGAGCCAGAATTAAGATTGTATTCAGGAAAACGACTAATATTGTTTTTTATGAAATCTATCATTCTCTCAATAAAATATTCTCCAGTATTTAAAATTTCTGATCTTATGTGTTGTGATTCAGCAGTTGTTAAAGCTACTCCAGTTTCAGAAGTCTTTGAGTATATGTTACCTGCTTCTATTTTAAATCTTAAAAAAGGTATAGCCATATATAAAGCCATATTA